TTTATCAATACTTTGTATTTATTTATAAAAAAAACCTCCCGAAGGAGGATTAAATCAACAAACAATTAATAATCTTTATCAGACATCAAGACCAGCTGCTCTCATTTGCTTGAGCATTGCTGCTTTCTTATCAGGGTCCATTTGATTCATTCTTCCCATCACTCTTCCTTTGAGTTGTTGTTCACGGCTTTGTCCTTGTTTTGCTTTACGCTCATACTCATCAGGATCTCTATTTGCTACCTGTGCCTCAAAGAGGTCATCAAATACATTTTGGATTTCTTCCCAAGTATATCGTTCCATAGAAACACCTTCAGCAATCATTGAGTTTACAAAGATATTGAAGGATTCTTTATAAGTACCTGCTCTTCTTGCTGCTTTGTTTCCAGTTCCAAAATAGTTCTTTTTCTTAACTGGATTTTTAGCCATGGTTGGAGTCATTGGAGTTCCACCCAGACCTTCTTTGTCAGAAACACGGATTTGTCTGATTTGAGCAACATTAGCACCTTTACCCGGCTTTGCTCTACCAGAAGCAGTGGTGCGAGCGGCAATCATTTCTGCTGCTTTTGCCTTACCTTTTTCACTGGTGATTGCTTCATCAAGTTCTTGGGGAGCATAAACCTGATTATAAGCTTCTTGAAGGGCACGAAGTTCTTGTGAGTTCATCTTACAACTACTTTTCAATTATTTATAAAAAAAAATCCCCCCGAAGGAGGATTAAATTACACATCATTATCTTTTCGGTTTTCTGATTTATAAACAGAGAAAGTTCCTTCTGGATAACGAGCACTCAATTTCTCATAGTTCATTTGCAGTACCTCTTCAAAAGTAGTATCAAGAGCCATACATGCTTGTGCAATATACCAACAGATATCACCCAGTTCACGTTTTAGGTGAAAGACATTATCTTCATTATAAGGTTTACCTTGCAAGAAGATTTTTTTGATAATTTCAGTAAACTCTCCTGCTTCTGCACTGATACCAAAAGCAGCAGTCATAAGACGAGGAACATCTGCATCATCTGTAACCTCAAGTTCAGTTAATCGTGCAAGAAGTGCTGCAAAGTCACTACTTGCAGGACTTGTAGTTTGTCGCACAAACTCAATGTATTTGTTTGTATCAATAACTTTTGTCATATTAGAATTTAAATCCATCAAAAGATTTCTTGGGTTTTCTCTCTTCATAATCATACTCTTCTTCTTTACCGTTGTCAAGTATGTCGTTTTGAGCACTTTGCTCTACATCATAAAGTCTCATCTTGGCACGATCAATACCAACCACAAATCTTTTATAAATGGTCGGGTCATTGTATCGGTTTTTCAGTTGCTTCACAAGTATCTGTCCGAGTTCCTCAAGTTCCTCTGTAGAAATCAAAGCAAACATTAAGTCAGCAGTTGCAGGAAGACCAAAGGATTCTGAAGTATCAGTTAGTGATACATCTGATGAACCAAAACCACTTCTTGTAGTTTGTGTCGCACTCATAATGGGAACATTAAACTCTACAGCAAGACCACGAAGTTCTTCTGCAATAGACTTAACAAGTGTATAAGAGTTAATATTACTTCCACCTTTAAATCTTGAAGAAGCACAAATGTTCAAGTAATCAATAAAGATAATATCAGGTTTAAAAGATTTCTTAAGTGCAAGTTCAGTAATCAATCCTTTAAAATGTCCCGAATGAGCAGAAGCAGTAGGATACTCTTTAATGATTAAAGTTCCTTGAGTTTTCTTAGCAATATTATTAATCTTAGTTTCAAATATGTTCTTAGAAAGTTCTACAATATCTTGAATGGGAACATTTAGAAGGTTAGCATCAATTCTTTCAGCAATTCGTTCCTCTGCCATTTCAAGAGTGATGTAGAGAACATTCTTACCCTGAAGAAGAACAGAAGATGCCACATGACACATAAACAAAGATTTACCAACACCTGTGCCAGCAAGAGCGATATTAAGAGTCTTATTGGGTAATCCACCTTTGGTTATTTTATTAAAGTATTCTAAGTCAAACTCAATCTTCTCTTCCTTTCGGTGATAAGATTCATATCGTTCTTCATAGTCTTGTAGGTAATCGTGACCAACGTGATTATCAAAACTTACTGCAAGAGCATCAGAAAGAATTGAGGGAATTGAATCACGATTTTTCTTGTCATCACCATCAGCAATATGAATAGATTCTACAAGTGCAAGATAGATTGCTCTATCACGACACCATTTTTCTGTGGTATCAACAACCCAATTCTTTTCTACAGGAACATCATCAAGACAAGAAACAATCTTTGAAGTTTCCTTAAAGGTCTCTTCATTTAAATCATTCCTTTTCCCCAGTTCAATATAAAGAACTTCTTTTGTGGCAAGTTTATTATACTCTGTGATGAATGAATATATTTCTTCAAATATAATCTTTTGATTTGAGTCTTCAAAATATTCAGCTTTGATAAAAGGTAATACTTTTCTCATGTATTCTTCATTGTAAAGTAGGTTTCTTAAAATTAAGAACTCAATTTTTTCCATTAAATTAGTTTATGATGAGGATTATCTGGAGAATGTAAAATATCAAATACAAATGTTATTCTTGTTTCATCGGCAATATTTACTGTTCCGTGTGGCAATTTGTTATTAAACCAAAGAAGAGTTCCTGGTTCAACAATTACAGTATCAGTTCCACAAAAATATTGATATCTTCCTGATATTGAAAGATGATATCTGTCTCTTGTTAAGTAGTAAGTTCCTTCATCAATATGCGCTCCTACAATCTCATCAATTGGTAAAGACAAGAATCCGCAACGTTGTAGTTCTTTATTTCCAATCTCTTTACGAATAATTTTTCGTATTTCGTTATGATGTTCGTATGCAGGAGTTTTTACATTGATTTCAGAATCTCCAACAAAGTCTTCTTTCTTCTTAACTGCACCTATTATAAGTTGTAATGCACTCGTTGGCAAATCTATAAATCCCCTATCAACAAGAGAATGAGAATTTTTCAGATGCTTCTGATGGTTCCAGTCTTGAGGATATTTTTTTAATTGCTCAATGACCTTAGTAACATTAATTTTGGTTTTTAAAACTCTGATCATGACCCATAACTAAACTCCTGACGAGCAATCTCATCAAGTTTTTGCATTACTTCTTCGGTGAAATACTTCTCAGGGGTTTTAAGAATCTCCTTAGCATAAATTTTCTTACCATCAATTTCATATCTTCCTGCTACATTCTTCCAGAGTCCACCAATTTCACCAAGTTCCAAAAGACCATAGTGACGATCAAGTCCGCGTTCGTCGTAATACAAACGAATCGTAACATCTTTATTTTCCTTACTTATACGCGACTTGTGAGTCTTAGCTTTGATAAGATTTCCAATAACTTCTGTTCCATCTTTTTCTTTCTTTTTGCTGAGATAGATGATCGAAGATGCTGCATATTTAAGTCCAGAACCTCCCCCCATTTCCTTCGTTGGTACATAAGCTCCGATGACATCGTATGTGTGATTTGTGACAATGAGTGGAACATTTGCTTGCCCTAGTTTAAGAGTTAACATTCGAAATGTTCCCTTGATAAGTTGAGATTTAGTCATGTCCCTAACTTCCTTATCATTTAGAACATCATTAATTTCTTTACTTGTAGATAACATACCCAAAGAATCCAACACAAACATACAAGGTTTGCGTTCTTCTACCGGGGATTTAGAGTATATATCAATTGCTTTAAGTGCCTTATTACGAAACTCTTCAATCGTAACAACATTAACAACTACAAAACGAGTTAAATCAATACCACGACTTTCTAAGAGTGGTTTATTAACAGCTGCCTCCGTATCAAAATACAAACAATATCCGTCAGGATTACTATCAAGAAAATTCTTAACAACGGCAAGGCTGAAGAAAGTTTTTCCCGTGCTACTCTCACCTGCGATAGCAGTAATCTTGTTACCAGATACCCCACCAAAGATACTACCAGATACAAGAGCATTAAAGACGTATGAACCTGTGTCCACATAACTTTCAGTCTCATCAATATCGGATGCAAGTTTTGTGAAGTCATCCCCAATCTCTTTTACTATATCTTTTAAAAAATCCATGATTTACTTACTCTCTTCAATATAAACATAATTGGGGTGTTTAGACTTATAAGCATCCACCTGCTCCTGTGTTTTCAAAAATATAGAAAGAGTTGTATTTGGATACTCTTTAAAATAATACTCAACTCTAATTAAATCTTTCATCAGATTACCATCCCATATTGTTCACGAAGTATTTTTTTATAAGGAAGCCCTTGTTCACGGAGTTCCTTTACCAATTTCAGTTTGTGATACAACGCTGCATCTCCACCAAAACCCAAAGCACTAATAATTTTTTGAAGTTCATTATCGTTAATCGGTAAATTCATTAGGAAAAAAATAACTCCAGGTTAACAGTCTTTTCAATATTCCACCCAATTGAATCAAGAATAATTTTGAGTGGTTCTAAAAATGCTTTCTCAAATTGTAGTTCATAGTCTATGTATTTGTCAAGGTTTAACTCCTTAGGAAATTCTTGAATGAATGAAATAATATTCTCGTGAATTGTATTTGGTTTTTTTAAATAAATAAACTTAACCTTTTCACCATTTTGTATAAGTGAGTATTTGTTTGTTAGTTTTGCCTCTTTTATGTAATGATTAAACAACAGTGCGCCACGAACATGAATTGGTGTTCCCTTAGAATAAATTGTAGAAGATGATTTGTATTTGTTCACATCAGATGCAGAACGGGGGAATGAAATTTGTTCTGGAGAAAGTTGTCTAAACTCCTTGCGAGCATTATCAATAAAAGCAATTACATCCTCTTCTGTTCCATTCATCATTAACTTAAGAGCATCCTTAATCATCTTGCGGCAAGGAGCAGGTGTGGAGGATTTAACTGCTTCAATGCCCATCATCTTCAGTTTAGGTTCTTCATAACGAACACCTTCACTATCCCAGACATTAAGAATGTAACGTTTCTTTGCAGTCCAGATTCCACGATCAGCAATGTTCTCCCGTTTCATTTGCATCTTCTGATCGTATGCATTCACATAGTCAGCCAGTTCTTGGTAGCAACCCTCAATATACTTTTCAAGTTCCATCTGACAGATCTTATCAAGGAACGAAACAACGCCCTCAGTAGTTTTCTCTCTTCCTTTGTATACAGTTTCAACCAAAGGACCCATATGCAAATAAATGGAGTCAGTGTCAGAAGCAATGACATAATCAACATCTTGTGTTTTTAGAAGTTTATTGAGATAGATATTCATCTTACTCTCAATCCAACGAATTGCAACTTGTCCTGAAAGAGTGATTGCCTCTGCATTTGCTAGTTTATAATAACGGAAGTACTGATTGCCGATAGCACCATAAGCAGAGTTAAGAGAAATCTTCTTTGCCATTTGGATGTTATTGCACCTGGCAATTTCCTTTTCCAGTTCTTTTGTTTTTTTCTTTTCATATTGCTTTTTCGCAACAATCATCTTGTCCTTGAATATAACACGGTCGTTATACATTTTCTCCATTAACTCAGGAAGAAATCCACGTACATCTTTACGGAACATAGCACCATTGGGACAGACCGCATAGTCCTTATACATCTCAAATGTAAGTTCCTGATTGAGAATCTTATCTACAGTTACAGTAGGGTGCCTCTGTTCAATAAGAGTTTCTGGACTTACATTAAACTGCATAATCAGGTGCGGATATAGACTGTTTAAGTCAAAGTTAACAACCCAATCATACTTACCGGGAACAGGTTCTTTTACATAAGCACCAGCATACTTCTCATCTTTTTGAGATCTATTTTTTGGAGGAATTACGATATTTCTTTTTTTAAGATAATTGTAAATAATCGTGTCCCAAACACGAACTTGATAGAATACATCAGCATAGTTTACCTTTGCGTCATATGCCATTGTAAGGGCAAGTTCAATCAACTTCATCTTGTCTTCTAGACGGTCAACGAGTTCAACGTCAACAATGTTATACTCAATAAACTTTTGCCACCCTTTTGTATAAAAATCTTTAAAGGTATTAAACTCAGAGTGATCCAACTTCTTCTGTCCAAGTTCAACCTCAGCAATATAATCCAAACGATAGGATTCCTGTGCTTTATAAGTGAACTTCTTATATAACTCAAGGTAATCCAA